CAATTTATATTGAGTAAATAAAACTAGACAAATTTGAAGGTTAAACAACATGAATTTGAAAACCATAAGAGAAAGCTACACAAAGTTCATCAATACACTTGTTGATGCAGGTGTAAAGCTTAATGAATCACAGAAAGCGAGCCTTGATTCTTTTATTCTTGCTATCGAAAGCAAGATGAGCAAGCAGCGTGAAGCAGCAATCAAAGCAACAAAGAAGGTTGTAGAAGAGCACCTTGAGAAGCAGTACAAGCAAGTTTTTGAAAGCATACTTAAGCATATGCAAGAGAATGCTGAGCTAGCTTCAAAAGTACAAGACAAGATCACACAGATAAATGAGTCAAAGAAAGTTTCTCGTAAGGTAAGCAACTTCTTAGATGTCTATGTTGAATCTGTTCTTCCAAAGAAGAAGATTCTTGACTATGGTCGCATGCAGAAGCTTGAGCAGATTCATGAGAGCCTGAAAGACCTTCTTATTGTAAATGAAGATGCAATTGAGACAAAGAAAGCTGAGCTTCAAGAGTCATTCAACAAAGACAAGAAAGCTCTTGAGACTCAGATAGCTAAGCTTCAGGTCAAGCTTAATGAATCAATGGCTAAGACAACAAAGCTCAACAAGAAGATTGACCAATTCAAAGCACTTGAGCTTCTTGAAAGCAAGACAAAAGACCTTCCTTCTTATGAAGCTCGCCAAATGAAGAAGCGTCTTGCTGAAGCTACTACTGTTGAGATTGAAAAGACATTTGATAAAGTTCTTGAGTCTGTGAAAGAAGAGATGAAAGAAGCCGAGAAAGATGATGAGACAACACTTGAAGCTGAAGTCAAGGACATCATTGAGGCAGAGGAAGATGTGAAGGAAGATGACATGCTTAAAGGCAGAAAGCACAACCTCCATGTTGATGAAGCTGAAGATGAAGTTGATGAAGCTGAGAAAGATGATGAGACTGTTGAAGAAGCAGAGAAGAAAGAAGATGATGTTGAGCTTGATGAGTCAGACATAATTGATGCAGCTTTGATGCAGCGTTGGTGTGATCAAGCAGCTCGCATAAACACAGATATTGTAAGAGCTTAATATTTTGCTGGCTCGGTAGTCAGCAACCAAAAAACAAAAAACTAAGAAATTAAGGAAATTAAAACATGAATAACAGTTTACTTACTGATCCACATCAGAAGAAACTTCTTAAGAAATGGAGCAAGATCCTTGAGTCAGGCAAGCCGATTGAGTCTGAGTCAACAAAGGTTGTTCTTGCACAGGTTCTTGAGAACACTCGTGAGTACTACAAGCTCAAGGGTATGGTAAATGAAGCTGGTCTTGTTCAGCCTGACGTAGTCGGCTACAAGCAGAATGGTGTTCTTCGTGGTCAGGATGGCTACGCTGGCAGCACTGTTGCACCTGCTCCAAATAGTGGTGACGCTGGCTATGGTGACTACTACCTTCCAAACGTAGTAATGCCAATGCTTCGTCGTATGATGCCTGATTTGCTCGCTAATGAGCTTTTCGCAGTTCAGCCACTTAATGGTCCTGTTGGTCTTGCATTTGCATATCGTCCAACTTATGGAAAGCATGGTGGTGGTCTTGGTGGAGCTCCTGGTTATGATGCTAATCTAACAGCTAATGAAATTGGTTACAACCCAGTTGATACTCAGTGGACAGGTCTTACAGCTGACATGGCTGGTAAGGATCTTTCTGCTATGACTGCTGATGAAACAAAGGCTTCATACCTTTCAGCATACAGCAGCAATCCACGTTGGTGGGGCACAGGTGCAGATCTTGGTCCTGATTCTGAATACGCAACAATCGATCAGAACTACCCAACAGTTTCATTCACCCTTCAGAAGGCAACAGTCACAGCACGTACTCGTAAGCTCGCTGCTCACTGGTCACCAGAGCTCGCTGAAGATATGCAGGTAATGCATGGTCTTGATGTTGAGCGTGAACTTGTGAACACACTTACATACGAGATTGGTGCTGAAATTGACCGTCAGCTTGTTTCTGAGGCAGTGAAGGCAGCTATCGTTGGTGGTTCAGTCTCTAAGTGGACTCCACTCTCTGCAGATGGTCTTGACCAGATGGGACGTTTGGCTACACTTTTGACTCAGATCACTATCGAAGCTCAGCAGATCGCTATCCGTACAAAGCGCGGTTCTGCAAACTTTGCAATCACAACTCCACGTATAGTTGCTCTTCTCACACAGATGGGAATGAACAAGTATACAACATTCAAGAACGCTGCTACAATGCCATCCGTTCCTGACACAGGTGTTGGTGCTCTTACAAAGGTTGGTTTGATCAATGATGACTCAATGCTTCTTGTCCGTGACGCTTATGTCCAGGCTCAAGACTCTGACTACGTGTTGATGGGTTATAAAGGAAAGCAGGCAGGTGACTCAGGTCTTATCTACTGCCCATATATCCCATTGCAGCTTAGCAAGGTGTTACAGCCAGGTTCATTCACACCAAGCGTTGGCGCAAGAACTCGTTATGGTGTCATGTGCAACCCATGGGATGCAAAGAACTACTATGCGTTCATGAAGGTCGAAGGCTGCACTGCTGCTTATCAGTGGAACGGTGATCGTCACTTCGTTGGACCAACTTCACCTCTCAAGGTCGAAAGATTCCTCGGTGGTCCAGCTGTTATGCCAATGGCTTAATAGTTGATAGTGTTCTAATGAAC